ATCTCAGCGGCGCGCTTGCCGTCACGCTCTCTGCGCGCCTGGCCTACGGCTCGGGCGGCACATCCTGCTATGCGGTGGTCGAGACCTCGCTCGATCAGGGCGTGACCTGGGTGCAGATCGCGCGCTTCGATTTCTCGACCTCGGGGCTTCAGAAGGTGATGACCGTTTCCGGCTTGACGCCGCGCATCGCCGCAGCGACCGCCGGTAGCCTCGCCGCCGACACCGCGCTCGACGGAACGCTGGGCGACCGGCTGCGCGCGACGGTGGTCTCGACTGGCACATACGCCGGATCGACGGTCGTCTCGGTCCGAGCCAACGTCCGATGAACACACGCGGCGCGATTGACCGGCTCGGCCAGGTCGCGCAGCTGCGGCGGCTGACCGGCGTCGGCGCGAACCAGGTCTGGCACGAAGTCACTCTGCGCGTTTTCGCGCGCCAGTTCCGCGCACAGGAAATCGTGCCGGGGTCAGGGCTACAGCAGGGCGACAGACAGATCATCGCGCACGTCGCCGAGATCGACGCCGCGCAATGGCCGGCACCGCCGCGCCGCGATGACAAGCTGCTCCTGGAGGGGCGGCTACTCAACGTGCAGTCGGTCGAGACCGTGCGCGTGGGCGAGATGATCGAGCGCTACAACATGGTCTGCCGGGGATGAGAGCGTACCGCTCGCCGCGCATCTTCGCGCGCGAGATCACGGTGGCGTCGAAGAACCTGTTCCCGGCTCAGGTCGAGGCGCTTCTCGAGGACGCCGCGCGCCGCGAGAAAGCGCGCGTGCTGGCCGAACAGACGCAGCGCGCGGGCATCGCGCCAACCACCGAGACCATCGTGGACGGACGGCGCGGCGCGCCTATCGACGCGGCGACGGATAAGTCCACCATCATCATCGAGTACGAATACCTCCGCGAGATCGCCGCATGGCTCCTCGACACGCTGGAGCGCGGCGCGGTGCGCGGACCGACCGGCGCTTACGCGCGATCATTCATCCTGCTGGTCGATGGTGCCGAAGCTCAGGTCTCGGCGATCACTCACGACACGCAGTCCTTCGTCGTCGCGAATACGCAGCCATACGCGCGGCGGCTGGAGGTCGGCAAGACCAAGTCCGGCTCTCCGTTCGTGGTCGATGACAGCCGCTATCGCTATGTGGACAGCGTCGCGAAGGCCGCGAAGGCGCGCTTCGGCAACGTCGCGCTCGTCCGGCACACCTTCGTCACCCTGTCGGGTGCTTATCGTCTACGCCGCGCGCAGGGCAAGCGCCGCGACCGTCAGGCCGGATCGGAGATCTCCTATCCCGGCGTCCGTGTTTCCAAGCTCTAGGAGCCTCTCAGATGGCAGTCACGATCAGCCTGTACAACCACACGGCCAAGCTCTTCGCCGAAGGCTCCAACGTGCCGGGCGACACCTACAAGGTGAAGCTGTTCACCGCCGCGACGTTCAACGCGACGCACACGACGCTCGCGGGTGTCGGCGGCACCGAGGCCACGACGGGAACCGGGTACAACGCTGGCGGGCCGTCGCTGGCGAACGTCGCCGTAACGACCGTGACCACGAACGATGCGCGCTTCGATGCCGATGACGTCACGCTGACGGCTTCCGGCGGCTCGATCACGGCGAGCTACGGCGTGATCTACAACGACACCGACGCGAACGATCCGCCGCTCGCCTTCATCGATTTCGACGGGTCGCAGAGCGCCGGCGCTGGCACCGACTTCAAGATCATCTGGGACGCCAACGGCATCTTCTCGTTCACGGTGGCCTGATAATGGCCGACAACGTCGCAATCACCCCAGGCTCGGGCGCGATAGCCGCCGCCGACGACATCGGCGGCGTGCTATACCAGCGCGTCAAGGTCTCGCACGGCGCAGACGGCAGCGCGACGGATACGAGCGTTTCCGATCCGCTTCCCATCGCAGCCTACGGTGAACTGATCGAAGCCATCGAAGCCATGCGGATGGCGGTACAGGCGCTGACCCGCACCATAGGCCTTGTGACGGTCGATCCGGCGACGGGGCGTCTGCGCGCCGAAGTGATCCAGGCGACGGCAGCGAACCTTTTGGCTACCGTCAGCCTCGCGGCGTCGCAGACGCTGGGGACGCTGAGTAACCAGACGCAGATGGGCGGCTTCAACGCGCAGGATCAGATCCCGGCGCTGATGCGGATTTCGGCCGACAATCTCCGACGCAACATCTCGGTGAACTGACATGACAACCACGAACGGCAATCGCAAAATCCTCGACCTCAAGCGGTGGGAGATGGTGACTGCTGCGCCTCAGAACACGGCGGCGGCTCACTTCATCGTCTCGTCGCGGCATTACCGGCAGCAGCAGATGCTGGTGTCGACCAACACCGTCGCGCATCTCTACAATCCGAGCGAGGACGGATGGGTGCAGATTCCGTCGCCCGCGCTCGCGGGCACGTTCGGCGCGGGCGCATGCGGTGTCGCAGGATCGTTCTCGACCGGCGCGACGGCTGGTGCAAGCTCGCTGACGGCAACCGCAGGAACGACGACAACGATCACGACCAACCAGACGCTCGCGCGTGATCTGCGCGGCTACAGCGTTTTCTTTGTCGGCGGCACGAACGCGGGCAAGTTGAAGACGATTGCGTCGAATACCATCGGCGCGAACGCTGTCATTACGTTCACGGATGCCGAGGCGACCGCTTTCGACAACACCTCGCAGTATCGACTGATGACGCCGGTCTTCTTCGTTCTGGGCGCGGGCACGCTCGCGAGCGGCTCGTTCAAGCGATACGACTACGCGACGAATACCTGGGTCACGTTGGTCAACACCGGCCTCCCAGCGTCATGGGGCACGGACGGTCGGCTCATCTCGACGCCCGCGTGGCTTGATCTCGGCTTCAAGTCGTTCGCCACCGGCACGGCGACCGCTGGCGCATCCACGACGCTGACGAACTCGGCCAAGTCGTGGACGACGAACCAGTGGGCGAATTACCAGATCCGCATCAGCGCTGGAACAGGGGCGGGACAGATCCGCACGGTGGCAAGCAACACGGGAACAGTCATCACCGTTTCGAGTGCCTGGACAACGACGCCTGATGCAACATCGCAGTACAGCCTTGAGGGCAACGACGACTACATCTACGCCATCGGCAACAACGCGGTGGCGATGTACCGCTACAGCATCAGCGCCAACACTTGGTCCACGCTCTCTCCCGGCGTGGCGCGTGGCGGCGCTCCGGGTGCTGCGGTGTCTGGAAGCTGGATACACAGCGTGTCGGCATCGGACTGGAACAACGAGAACGCGATCCTCAACGGTCGCTACATCTACTCGTTCCGAGGCAGCGCGGGCGCGCTGCTCGACCGCTACGACATTGCGGCGAATAGCTGGGCGGCGCTGACGTATTCGCCAGCCGTCGAGACGTTCACGACGGGAACGAAGTGGATCTACTCGAAAGACGCTATCTACGCTCAGAAAGACGCGACGGGTCGCTGGTTCCGCTTCGATATCGCGCAAGCCTCGATGGACGGCTGGACAACGATGCTCTATCCAAACGGCGCAGCGGTGCTTGGGGACACGGCGTTTGACGTGACCTACAGGGACGGCGCGACAGAAATCGACTACATGCACATCGTGCTGAACACGTCTGCGGTCCACATGCGGCAGATGGTGATCTGATGACCATCTCAGACCTGATCACGCTCGCGCTCGCACGGCTGGCAAACCTGACGGCGCAACGCACATCGGCGGTAACGCTTGGGGATGCCGTCCGCATCGCCCAACTGGACACCGAGATCGCCGAGACCGAGGCCACGCTGGCGGCGCTGCGGGGGATCTGAGGCACATGCTCAAGCTTGCGAACCGCGCGAAGATGTCCACGGCCACCACCGGCACGGGCACGATCACGCTCGGCTCGGCGGCGGCGGGCTTTCAGTCGTTTGCGGATGCTGGCGTGGTCGATGGCGATGTCGTGCGGTACGTCGTCGAAGACGGCACCGCGTGGGAGATCGGGCAGGGCACCTACACCGCCAGCGGCACGACCCTCTCGCGCACGGTGCTGGAGAGCAGCAACAGCGACAATCCGATCAGCCTGTCGGGCTCGGCCACGGTGCTGATCACCGCTGCCGCCGAGGATGTCGCTCAAGTCAAAATCGACACTTACACGACGGCGGGATCGACCACCTGGACGAAGCCGTCCTGGGCGAAGTTTGTCAGGGTAATTTTAATCGGTGGGGGCGGTGGTGGAGGTAGTGGAAGATGCGCGGACACGACTGGGGGGCGCAGTGGCGGCGGCGGTGGCGGCGGCGCGTCAACAATTTATTTTGAGATGCCAGCGTCTCTTCTTTCATCTACCGAAACTGTGGTCGTAGGCCAGGGTGGGTCTGGAGGAGCGTCTCAATCAACAAATAATTCTAATGGAGTTGCTGGAAGCGCCGGAACAAATTCGTCTTTTGGTTCTATTGCTTCTGTTGCCGGCGGTGGCGGCGCTACTGGCGGGTCTTCAGCAAATGGAGCTAGCGGATCCACTTTTGGCAATGGCAATTTTAACAGCATTACTGCCATTGGCGGAAGCAGTGGAACGACTGGATCACCAACTCAGTTTGCAGCAACGATAGCATCTTGCGCCGGCGGCGGCGGTGGCGGCGGCGCGGCCGCAAACATTACAACCACAAGCTCTGGTGCAGCGGGCACATATCATCAGGTGGCAGACGCGGCCACCGGAAAAAATGGAATGATTGCCGTCGCCACAACTGGCGGATCTGGAGGAACATCAGGTGGCAATGGCGGGGTTGGAAGCAGTTATAATTTCTCCGATCGTGTGATTACCACTGGCGGCGGCGGCGGTTCCTACGCCACCGGCCAAGCCACGGGCAGCGGCGGAAACGGCATCTACGGCTCCGGCGGCGGCGGCGGCGCAGCATCCGACAACGGCTTTGCGAGCGGCGCGGGCGGCAACGGTGGCGACGGGTGGGTGAGGGTAATCTCATGGGCGTGAAACAGTTCCTCCTCAATCCTGACGGCTCGATCCCCGAAGGCGCGAACATCGAGGCATTGAAGCGCGCGGGCATTCCGCTCGTTCTGCCGACGCCGCGCTGGCGTCCTGCTCCCGGCATGATGCTGGTCGAGGCCGAGCCCGAGATGCGCGAGGGCGCGATGCGGCAGACCTGGCGCGAAGTCGAGATCCCGCCCGCGCCACCGGCTGTTGACGAAGAACCGACCGAGTAAGCGATGCTCGGATCCGCGCCGCTAGCATCGACACCGCTCGGCGCGTCTGGTGCTGGCGCGACGCCAGCCACGACGATCAATGTTCCTGCCGCGACGATCACCGTCGCGGGCATCGCGCCCAGCGCGATCCAGACCTGGACGCCGATCCAGGGGCTTTTGTTTCTCTTCGCCAACCTCTATGGCGCGGGTGCGGCGGCGACCGAGGTTCTCGCTCCCGCCGCAACGATCACCGTCGCCGCGAATGCTCCGAGCCTCGCGGCGGGCAAGTCTGTAGCTGTTCCTGCTGCGACGATCACGCTCGCATCGACCGCTCCGGCGGTCAGCACGGGCAAGCGCATCGACGCTCCCGCCGCGACGATCATCGTCGCTGCGAATGCTCCGAGCCTCGCGGCGGGCAAGAGCATCACAGTCCCTGCCGCGACGATCACACTCGCCTCGACCGCGCCGACGATCAGCGCTGGAAAACGCATCGATGCTCCCGCCGCGACGATCACGCTCGCGGGCCTTGCGCCGACCATCCAGGCCGCGACGGGTCCGTCCATCGTCGTTCCGGCGGCGACCATCTCGCTCGCGGCCAGCGCGCCGAGCCTCGCAGCGGGCAAGAGCGTCGTCATTCCTGCCGCCGCGATCAGCCTCGCGGGCAACGCTCCAGCAATCTCGGCGGGCAAACTCATCGTCGTCCCCGCCGCCGCCCTGCTCATGGGCGGCGAGGTTCCGGCGATCAGGACGGGCAAGAGCGTCGCCATCCCGGCCGCGACGATCAGCCTCGCGGGCAGCGCTCCGGCGATCAGCGCGGGCAAGCGTGTCGCGGTTCCGGCGGCGACCATCGCGCTGTCGGCAAGCGCTCCGGCCGTCTCGGTCGGCGATGCCGTCACGGTTCCTGCCGCCACGATCACGCTGGCCGCGTTTTCTCCGTCGCTGGTAGCGGGTAAGTCCGTCGCCGCACCCTCGGCCACCATCACGCTCTCTGCCGCGCCACCGACGATCCAGGCCTCGACAGGGGCTAGCGTCGCGGTGCCGACCGCCACCATCCTCCTCGGTGGCGAAGCGCCGTCGATCAGCGCGGGCAAGTCCATCACCATTCCGCTCGCATCTGCCCAGGTTCTCGCGGCGCTTGCGCCGCAGCTGGCGGCGGGCAAGTCCATCGCGGTCCCGGCCGCCACCATCACACTGACCGCCGCGTCTCCGACGCTCGCAGCGGGCAAGGCGGTCGAGGTCGCCGCTGCGGCCATCGCCATCGGCGGCATCCCGCCGCGCATCCAGCTTATCGCGCCTCCCGGCACGCTACGGACGATCAGGGATGCCATCAGGACCGCCTGGGATGCTCGCTGGCCGCATGGAACCAGTTACCGGGTACTCTGGCAGGTCAACGACAACGAGAGCGTCCCTGAGCCCGGCGAGGCGCGCGCGTGGGTGCATGTCGTGATCGACTTCGACGGCGAGGACATTCGCGCCTATGCCGGCGGTCGCGAGGCGTCAGACCGCGAGTGGCGCGGAACGGTCGAGATCCGCGTGATCGCGGAGACCGGCTATGGCGACGACGCCGCGCTCGACCTGCTCGATGACGCGGTCGGCGTCTACCGCTCGCGCCGCGAAGCGGGGCTATCCTTCCTTGAGGGCTCGACCGAGATCTTCGACAGCGCGACCGAGGACGGCGCGTGGTTCATCCGTGGCACGATGATGCCCTGGACGTATGAGTACCGGGCATGAGCCTCAGGACAACCATCCGCACCGAGATAAAGGCAGTCTGGGACGCGCGCTGGCCGCACGGCGAGACCTATCGCGTGATCTGGCACGAGAACGCACACCCCGATACGCCGACGCCTGGCGAGGTGCAGCACTGGCTGCACCTGCACGCCGAGTTCAGTCGCGAGGAGATGCGCGCGTTCGGCGGCGGGTCTCTTGCCAACGAGCGGCTCTGGTTCGGCTCGGTCGCGGTGCGCGTGTTCTCTGAGGTCGGCATCGGCGAGGACGTCACTCTCGACCTTCTCGATGCCGCCGTCGTGGCGCTCCGCGCGCGGCGCTCGGGCAATCTGACCTTCGTCGCACCTATCGTCGGCATCGCCGACACAACACGCTCGAGCGGCGCGTGGTATAGTCGTGGCGCGTCGATCCCGTTTCAATATCGCTTCCAAGGGTAAGGAGACCCGATCATGCCGATCAGTGAAGGCGTGCAGTCACGCATCGTCTACAAGGCCTATTCCTCGGGAGCGATCACGGCCAACAGCGAGCCGGACACCGCGACCGACCCCGGCACGTCCGGCGGTCAGGTGCTGCGGCGGGTCTCGTCGTCGCTGAACCTGGTCAAGGATTCCTACCAGTCCGAGGAGATCCGCACCGACCGGCAGATCACCGATTTCCGCCACGGGTTGCGGCGCGTCGAGGGCTCGATCTCGGGCGAGCTGTCGCCGGGTACGCAGTTTGAGCTTCTCGTCGCCGCGCACCGCGACTCAGCGGTGTCGTCGCTGTCGCTGTCGAATACGCAATTCACCAGCGTCACCAGCGACAACTCAACCTCGGCCTTCGTCTTCACTGCTGGCGACCCGGTGACGAGCGGTCTGCGCGTCGGCGATATCATCCGCTTCGGCACGCTCGCCGCGACGGCGAACAACGACCGTAACTTCGTGATCCGGTCCTTTGGTGGCACGAGCAACCGCACCGTCACCGTCAGCCCCGCGCCGACCACCGACGCGGTGGCCGACACCACCTTCACCGTGACGCGCCCCGGCAAGACCACCATCGTCCCGGCCAGCGGCTTCACCGCGCGCAAGTTCGGCATCGAGGAGTACCGCGAGGATCTTGACCTCTCGCGCCTCTTCACCGAATGCCGCGTTTCCGGCTATTCGCTGTCGCTCCCGGCCACCGGCCTCTCGACGGTGGAGATCCCGTTCATGGGGCGCAACGCGGTCTCTCTCTCGGCGGGCAGCGCGCCCTATTTCACGGCTCCCACCGCCGCGACGACGTCCTCGGCTTGCGCCTCGGCCAACGGTCTGATCCTGTCGCCGGATGCTGGCTCGTCGCCGCTCGGCATCGTCACCGGCATCGATATCGCGCTTGATCTCGAGGCCGAGATGCAAGCGGTGATCAACCAGAACATCGCGCCCGAGATCTTCCTCGGCCGCGCGAACGTCACTGGCACGGTGTCGGCGTTCGTGGAAGATTTCGCCCTCTTCAACGCCTTCCTCAACGAGAGCGAGCTTCAGCTGATCGTGCGCGTGGACAGTGGATCGGCGGCGAATGCCGACGCCATCTGCATCTACCTCCCGCGCGTCAAGCTCGGCGGCGCGGACATGCCGTTGAGTGGCGCGAACGGCCAGACGATCTCGCTGCCGTTCCAAGCGCTGCGCTACACCGGCAGCGCGGCGGGCCGCGACACAACCACCATTCGCATCCACGACACGGCGGCTTGAGCATGTCGCGTTTCTCTGGTCTCGGCGCGTCGGTGGACAAGCCGACGCGCTGCTATCTCTCGATCCCCGTCGCTGGTCGTCCGCCGCTTCTGTCGCGCGATGGCGATCCCGCCTACATCGACTGCCTATCGCTCGACAGCCGCGAGGCTGGCGCGCAGCGTCGCGCATCCGCCATCGCGCGCCTCGACCGCCGCGCGGCGAAGTTGACCGCCGATGACATCGAGGCCGAGCAGGTCGCGATGCTGGTGGCGCTCATCACCGGCTGGCGGCTCTACTCGCTGGCCGGCGACCCGCTCGATGTCGAGTGCGACGAAGCGGCGAAGCGCGAACTGATGAGCGATCCGACGTTCGCGTGGGTGCGCCGCCAAGTCGAGGAGCACATCGGCGACCTGGGAAACTGGCTGAGCGCGACGGCGAGCTGATCGCTTTCGCGCGTCACCGTTTCGACCTAGATCTGCCGCGCAAGGGTGGCCGAAAGCGCGACCACCTGGAGAGTGTCGCGCGGCAGCTAGGACGCCGCCCTGCGGGGCTCGACGGGCCACAGCTGCCCGCCTGGGGCGAGCACATCTGGTCGGCGTGGCTGGATCTGCACCAGGGTCGCCGCGTCGGCTTCAACGGTGCCGAGCCGCTGTCTTGGGCTGATCTCGACGCATGGTCTCGGTTGACCGGCGCGGAGATGAGGCCGGATGAGGTGGCGCTTCTGATGCGGATAGATCGCGAGTTCTTCGCCGTGCGCGGCGAGATCGAGGGGAAGAAATGATCAACGCGCCGAAGGAATCGATCCTCAAGGCTGGCCTCGACGCGAGCGAATACACGCGCGGCGCGCAGGAGATCGACCGAGCGAACGAATCCATGGCGGCGAGCGCCGCCGAGGTCGAACGCGCGAACCTGACCGGGGCACAGGCGCTTCAGGCATTTGAGGAGGCCGAGCGTCGCTCGGCCAAGGCGAAGGGCGAACTGGCACGCTCGCAGAAGCTGATCGCCGAGGCTGTGCAGCGCGGAGCGATCACCGAGGAAGATGCGGCGACGAAGAACGCCGCCGCTCAAGCGCGATACGAGCAAGCCCTGCTCAGGACGTCCGAGCAGACGCGCCGCACATCGTCCTCTCAGGAGGAGATGACGCGGACCATCGTGTCATCCGCGGCGAGCATGGATCGCCTCCAAGGATCGCTCGATAAGGGCTTCGCCTCGCAGCTGCGTTACGAGCAGATCGTGGATCGGGTCAATTCCGCGATGGAACGCGGGCGCATCTCGCAGGAGCGCGGCGCGCAGATCATCAGCCTCGCGCAGCAGCGCTACATGTCGGCGGCGACTGCGACTGCGGCGATGGGAGCGGCGACTGCGGCGGCGGCGACGTCGAGCAGACAGTTCGGCTTCGTCGCGCAGCAGTCCGGCTATCAGCTAGGCGACTTCGCCGTTCAGGTCGCAAGCGGTCAGTCCGCAATGGTCGCGTTCATTCAGCAGGGTTCACAGTTCCTCGGGATCTTCGGGGCGTTCGGCGCAATCGCTGGTGCCGCGCTCGCCATCGGTGGCGGCATCTACATGATGTTCGACAAGATGGCTGAGAATGCGAAGACGGCTACAGACGAGATCTCGTCCTTGACGGAAGAGATTAAGCGCATGAACGAGGAAAGCGCGAAACGCGGCGCGGGGCAGACGGGCATTCGCGCGAATGTGCGACTTGAAAGCCTGATGGCCGAGCGCAATCGCCTGACCGGCATGATGCCGACAGGCGGCGGCGCCAGGGCATCGGGCGAGTTTCAAGGCGTTGTCGAGGCCCAGGCGGCGGCGAACGTCGCGGGCATTCAGTCGCAGATCGACGCGATCGACAAGCTCATCCGCGAATATGACCGGCTCGTCATCGAGCAAGAACAAGCAGACATGACCGCCGCGAACCTGAAGCGGCGCGGCGAGGAGTTCGAGGAGCAGAAGAAGCGCGAGGCCGAGGCTATCCGCGACGCCGCTCGCGCGCAGGAAGAGGCCGAGCGCGCGCGCCAGCGCTTCCTCTCCGATGTCATGTCCCTCGAAAACACCCTCGACCCGCTGACCGCCGCGACCCGCCGCTGGGCCGACCAACAGGCGCTGCTGGCTCAGGCGCTCGACGCCGCCATCATCAGCCAAGAACGCTACAACGAACTGGTCGCGATGTCGGACGAGGCGTTCCGCAAGGCCACCGAGAAGCAGACCGAATACCTGACCGGCATCGAGAAGCAGTCGCGCGAGAACGAGAACCTCGCACGCGATCTCGGCCTGTCGTTCCAGTCCGCTTTCGAGGACGCGATCCTGCGCGGTGAGAAGCTGCGCGGCGTGCTGGCGGGGATCGCGCAGGACATTGCGCGCATCATCCTGCGCCAGACGGTCACGACGCCGCTCGCCGGTCTTGTCATGGGCGGGCTCTCTAGCGCCTTCGGCGGGCTGTTCGGCGGATCCAGCCTCGGCGACATTCGCGGCCCCGGGGGCTCAGCCTCAATACCGTTCGGCGGGCCTCGCGCTCTCGGCGGTCCGGTCGAGGCGGGCAGCGCCTATCTGGTCGGCGAGCAGGGGCCTGAACTGTTCATGCCCGGTCAGTCGGGCCGCATCATCCCGAACGGCCAGACAGGCTCCACCGTCGTGAACCAGACAATCCAGATCAGCGTCGGCGTCGCGCAGACCGTGCGCGCCGAGATCGCTGCGCTTATGCCGGCGATCAAGCGCCAGACCGTCGATGCGGTGGCGGACGCCAGGATGCGCGGCGGATCGTTCGCCGCCGCGATGGGAACCTGAGCCATGACGATCTCCTACCCCATCACCCTCCCGACATCCGGCGGCTACGCGCGCGTCGAGTTCAGAATGGGCAACGTGGTCGGCGTCTCGACCTCGCCGTTCACCCTCCAGCAGCAGCTGGTCCGTCACCAAGGCGCGCGCTGGGAAGCCGACATCACCGTCGCCGAGATGGAGCGTCCCGCCGCCGAGGAATGGATCGCCGCGCTAGCCTCGCTGCGCGGGGCCTGGGGCACGTTCCGCCTGGCAGATCCCGGTGGCGCGACGCCGCGCGGCACATGGGCCGGAACGCCTCTGGTCAAGGGCGCGGGCCAGACCGGCGAGACGCTGCTGGTCGATGGGTTCTCGGCGGGCGCGACGGTCAAGGCGGGCGACTACCTCCAGATCGGTGATCGGCTCTACAAGGTGCTGGTGGACGCCACCGAGAGCAGCGGCGAGATCACGCTCGATATCTGGCCGCGTCTGCGCGAGAGCCCGGCGGATAACGCCGTCGTGACGACGAGCGCCGCGAAGGGGTTGTTTCGGCTCGCGAGTAACACGCAGGGCTGGGCGCTACAGGGATCGGGGCTGCGCTACACGCTCGCCTTCGGCGCGGTCGAGGCGATCTGATGGCGCGCGACCTCACCGCCAGCGTCATTACGCAGCTACAGGCCGCGTCTGTCGAGGTCGGCATTTTGTTCGAGGGCGAGTTCGCGAGCGGCTGGGTCCGGCTGTGGTCCGGCATCGGAAACCTGTCGTGGGACAGCAAGACATGGAACGGTGTCGGCACGCTGCTCGGCATCTCGGCCATCGATGAGACGAACGAGATCCGCGCCTCGGGCCTGACGGTGACGCTCTCAGGCGTTCCATCTGATCTGCTCGCCGCTGCGCTTGGTGACGCGCGATCCGGCAAGACGGGCCGCGTCTATCTGGCCTTCTTCTCCGGCGGCTCGGTCGTGGCGGACCCGGTGCTACAGTTCGAGGGCCGCCTCGATGTCCCAGCCATCGAGGATGGCGAAGACACCGCCACAATCGCCATCAGCTACGAGAGCGAACTGATCGACCTGGAGCGCGCCCGCGAACGCCGCTACACGCCCGAGGACCAGGCAATCGATTACCCCGGCGACCTCGGTTTCGCGTATGTTGCGGCATTGCAGGACGCGCAAATCACATGGGGCCGCTGATGATAGCACGCCGCGAAGATTGGCCGTCGAGGCTCGCCGCCGCGCTCGAGGATGCGCGCGACAAGCCGTTCGAGTGGGGCGTGCATGATTGCGGCCTCTTCGCTGGCGACTGCGTGCTGGCGATGACCGACACCGACCCGGTGGCGCTCTATCGCGGCCAGTACACCGACGAGGAGGGCGCGCGCGCCACGATGCTGGCGCTGTCCGGCGGCGGGCTGCGTGCGGTGTGGAGCAAGGCGCTAGGTCCGGCCATGAACAACACGCTGATGGCAAAGCGCGGCGACGTCGTGCTGGTCACCACCGACTACGGCGAGACCGAGGCCACCGGGATCGTGGCGGGCGCGCGCGTGGCGTGCCTTTCGCAGTCGGGGCTACTGATGATGCCGTCGCGCTGTATCGTCGCTGCCTGGGGCGTCTGATGGGCTTTATCATAGCCCCTATCGTCGCTCTGGTCGGCGGCGCTTCTGTCGGCGCAGCGCTGGTGACGGCAGCGGTTGGCCTCGTTGCTTCGATCACGCTATCGGCCATCGCCGGATCGATCTTCCGCCCCAAGCAGCCAAAGCTCTCCGACCCCTTCGCCGGCGCTCAACGCACGCAGACCGTGCGCGAGCCGATCACGCCGTGGCGCGTGGTCTATGGTCAGGTGCGGACCGGCGGCGCGATCACCTTCCTGCACACCACCGACAGCAATTCCAAGCTGCACCTCATCATCACGCTCGCCGGTCATGAGTGCGAGGAGATCGGCGACATCTACTTCGACGACGAGATCGTGCCGCTGGACGGCGCGGGCGAAGCGACCGGCAAGTATGCCGGGTATGTCCGAGTGCAGAAGAAGCTCGGCACCGATGGGCAAACAGCCTTCGCGGACCTGATCACCGAGGCAAGCGACAAATGGACCGCTGACCACCGGCAGCGTGGCCGCGCGTGCATCTACGTCCGCTTGACGCACAATTCCGACCTATTCGCGAGCGGCATCCCGAATATCACGGCGGTGCTGAAGGGGAAGAAGGTCTACGACCCGCGCACATCGACGACCGCATGGAGCGCGAATGCGGCGCTTTGCCTGGCCGATTACCTGACCGACCCGATACGCGGTCTCGGCGTGGACTACGCCACGCGCATCGATGAAGCCGACCTGATCGCCGCCGCGAATATCTGCGACGAGAACGTCACGCTCGCGGCGGGCGGCACCGAAGACCGCTACACGATGAACGGTACGTTCGACACCTCGCAGCGCCCGCGCGACATCATCGCATCGATGACAGGCGCGATGGCGGGCCGCGCGTCGCTGGTCGGCGGGACGTGGTCGATCTTCGCGGGCGCATATACCGCACCGACCATCACGCTGACCGAGGCCGATCTGCGCGGGCCAATCCGCGTGTCGTCGCGCTTGAGCCGCCGCGACTTGGCGAACGGGGTCAAAGGCACGTTCGTGAGCCCCGACAACAAGTGGCAAGCGAGCGATTTCCCGCCGGTGACGAGCTCTACCTACGTCTCCGACGACGGCGGCGAGAAGCTCTGGCGCGACATCGATCTCCCCTTCACCACCTCGGCGGCGACCGCGCAGCGTATCGCGCGCATCGAATTGCGAAAGGCGCGGCAGCAGATCTCGGTGCAGCTGGCGGCTAAGCTCACGGCGTATCGGCTCGTTCCTGGCGACGTCGTCGGCCTGACGAACACGCGCATGGGATGGACGGCGAAGCCATTTGAGGTCACCGGCTTGCGCTTCGTGACCGATGGCGACGGCAGTCTCGGCGTCGATCTCGATCTGCGCGAGACCGCCTCGACCATCTACGACTGGACGGCGGGCACCGACGAGGAAGAGGTCGATCCCGCGCCGGACACCGATCTTCCCAATCCGTTCAGCGTGTCCGCGCCGACGTCGCTCGTCCTCGCGAGCGGTGACGCCGAGATCCTTCAGCTGGCCGAAGGCTCAGTCATCTCGCGGATCAAGGCGACATGGACCGCGCCGTCCGACGCGCGCGTCGCGAACTACGAATTGGCCTGGAAGAAATCCGCCGAGACCGACTGGGACAGCGTGTTGTCCTCGGCTTCCGTCTCGGTCGGCTACGTCGCGCCGGTCGAGGACGGCACGGCCTACGATGTGCGCGTCCGATCGATCTCGGGCCTCGGCGTGGTTTCGGGCTGGGTGACCGTTACGGGCCACGTTGTCGAGGGCAAGAGCGCGCCACCGCCGCGTCCCGACACGTTCCAGGTCGCGCGCATCGCGGATGGAACGCGGCGCTTCACATGGAGTCTCGCGAGCCTCCCGGCGGATGTGCGATCCGGCGGCGGCTACCGCATCCGCTACAAGACCTCATCGACGACCGACTGGTCCTCGATGACGGCGCTGCATGAAGGGCTTCTCATCTCGTCGCCCTACGAGACGGCGGACTTGGCCTCGGGGACGTACTGGTTCGCGATCAAGACCGTGGACAGCAGCGGGAACGAAAGCACCGACGCGCGCTTCATCTCGTCCGCCGTGCTCGGCGATCCGCCGCTGCGCGATGTCCTGCTACAGCGGATCGAGCAGTCGCTGACATGGCCGGGGACAAAGACCAGCTGCTTCCTTGACACCGACAATGCGCTGCACGCGACCAGCAGCCAGAACTGGTCGAACCTCCCGAGCGCCTGGTCGAGCCTCGCCTCGACATGGGACAATATTCTCAACAACAACAGCCCGATCCGATACGAGACGCCGGTCCTCGATCTCGGGGCGGATGTCAATTTCACACCGCTCGTCACCGCTATCGCCAATGGCACCGTCACGCTGGAAATGAAAACTGGCACGACCGCCGATGGCACCGTCACCGGCTCCTGGGTCGCGCTGGCGCTCGTCGAAGGCAAGCGCTACGTCCAGATCCGCGCCTCGGTGTCTGACACGACGCCGGTCCTGTCTGGCCTGACGACCATCATCTCGTCCAGCAGCTACACCGATACCTATGAAGATGTGAACACGGCGACTGAGACGGCGTCGTGGTTCTCGTCTGTCGCGGCGGGCCACTTCAAAATCGGAGCGCGCGGCCAGCTGGCGGCGATCTCGACCGCCCGCATTCTCGCGCTCCAGAACGTCGGTGCGGGCTGGTCGTGGGAGTTGATCTCCAAAACGCAGACAGTAAACAGCGAGCCAGCGGCTGAATTTAAAGTGTATAATTCCTCTGGTACATTGAGCAATGCTACAATCGATGTAGAGCTGCGAGGGCCACAGGCATGACGCTACCGACGAACGCCTCAAAAGCGAACCTCGACAGCGCGACGGACGATCCGAAGCTCGCGCGTCCTGACCTCGCGGACCTGGTGGACAAGTTCAACGATCTGTTGACCCACCTCAACCTCTCCACGATCACCAGCGGTCCCGCCGCGATCCCGCTCTCGGTCGCGAACGGCGGCACCGGCGCGGCGACCGCCGCAGCGGCGCGAACCAACCTCGGCGTCGAGGATGCCACCGAAAGCGCCGCCGGTCGTATCGAGATCGCGACGCAGACCGAAGCGAACAACGGCACCGACGACACGCGCGCGCTGACGCCCGCGAAGCTCGCGAGCATCAGCCCGGCGTCGGCGACCTACTCGACCAGCGACCAGATCCTCATCCTTGACGCGAGCGACAGCAATAAGCTGAAGCGTGCGAGCGTGACGACGGGCAAAGTTCTCCAGGTCGTCAACACGACGTCATCGGCAGTCGCCACGAACACGACGGCGATGCCATATGACGACACCATCCCGCAAAACACCGAGGGCGCAGAATTGATGACGGCCGCGATCACGCCGTCGAATTCGTCCAACAAGCTTCGCATCGACGTCACCGTGTTCTGTGCCTCGTCCTTTGGGGACATGGTGGTCGCGCTGTTCCAGGACAGCACCGCGAATGCGCTGGCGGCGGGTGGGCATGACATCATCAACCGCGCCAACGCGATGATCGAAATCTCGTTCTCGCACTACATGACCGCCGGCACGACCAGCGCGACGACGTTCAAGGTGCGCGGCGGGCAAAGCAACGCTGGCAGCACCTTCACGTTCAACGGCGACAACGGTGCGAGATTGTTCGGCGGCGTCATGTCCTCCTCGATCACCATCACCGAGATCGCAGCATGAGCGATCACATCGACCCGCGCGATTTCGGACGCCTCGAGGCCGAGGTCGCCGCGCTCACCAAATCTGTCGAGGCGATGGCGGCGGACCTCAAGGCCGTGCGAAGCGCGCTCGACGCAGCGGGCGGCGGCTGGCGGGTGCTGGTGGCGGTCGGCGCGGCATCCGGCGCAGTGACGGCGCTCCTGGTCAAGCTGCTGCCCTTCCTGCCGCTGCGCTGATGCCAACACCGCCAATCTCCCGGGCCGAGGCTCACCGCCGCATCGACGCCATCGAACAGGCGCTGCGCGAGGGCGGAACCCCGATGGGCGTGATGTCTCGGCCAGGGACTCGGTCCGCCGCGCGTGTTGCGTGGGACCGGCTAGGGCTCAGGCAGAGCGTGGACAGGGCGTCGGTGGAAAAGATTGAGGCCGTAGCAGGTCGGCAGATCGACTGGTCTCTGTCTCCCGACGCCCGAATCGCCAACGATGCGCCGCCGAAGCCGCGCTTTGATCCGCCGTCGATCCCAGACGCAGACGTCCCGGTCGAAGAGCTGATTGAGAAGCTGGAGCGGAACTACCAGCGCCGAGCCGAGCACAAGGCCGCGAAGACCTGGGCACGTTTCACGCTGCACGACGACGGTCCGTATTGCCTCGCGGTGGTAGGGGATCCTCACCTCGATGATCCCGGCACCAACTGGGCGCTGCTGCGCCAGCACCACAAGCTGATGCGCCGCGCGCATGTCCACGGCGTGTGCCTGGGCGATGTCGTCAACAACTGGGCGGGTCGCTTACAGCGCCTCTACGCCGAGCAAGAGGTGACGCGCACACAGGGCTGGAAGCTCGCGCAGTGGTTCTTCTCGACGGTGCCGTGGCTGGTGATCGTGAAGGGCAACCATGACCTGTGGTCAAGCTCGCACGGCACGGGCGACCCGCTCGACTGGATGTCGCGCGGTGGAGCCATGCTTGAGGACTGGTCCGCGCAGTTCGAGGTCGCGACGCCAGCGGGCCACGCCGTCCGCATTTGGGCGGCGCACGATTTCAAGGGGACGTCGCTCTACAATCCGTTGCACGGGCCGATGCGCGCGGCCAAGTTCAGCGGCGGAGATGCTGACGTCTACGTCGCGGGCCATCAGCACCATTGGGAACTATTCAACGGCGAAGACGCGAACAAGTCGTCGCGTCCGTTCTGGCTCGCGCGGGCGCGCGGCTACAAGTTCCTGGACGCCTACGCCGAC